AACATCAGTTCCCATTCTTCTGGCAATCTGTTGAAACACAGTAAATTTAGAAAGTGCCTTTTGGGGATCTAGTTCTACGAAGAACGTGCTGATGTTAGAGTTGAAGTCTTCGAACACCTTATTAAAGGGTTGGCCCGTCTTTCTAGCAAATTGTAATAATTGTCTAGAAAACTTGTCTGATGACTTTGCGTTCATAGAAAAGCCGCGATCTAAATTATTCAGAAAGTTAACAGAAGTGTCCATGCTAATGCCAAATCTTTCATTGACTGCCGTCAACTTTCTCAATGACCGCTCTTGTGCAGGAAAGCGCTTCGACACAAGAAGGTTTAAGCTGTTTCTAAATTTCAAAGATGCAGTATTGAGTTGTTCTAGTGTGACACCATAGCTTAAAAGAGCATCTTGTTGGCGGCGCATTCCCTTAATAAAGGCGCGGGTGTCTTTGACGCCGGCTTGATTTAAATTAACTCTAAAAGTTTCTATTCTTTTATTTTGTTTTTCTAGAATAGCGACTAATTTTGTGCCGGCAGTCCCCAATTTCTCCAACATGCCTGCTGCGGCAGGGCCACCTTGTACAAGGTCGCCCATGGCCTGAGTCACGCCTACGCCGGCACCGACCACTGCACCCAAGGCTGACTCTAAATCGTTTGCGCCGCCTGTCAAAGTCTGCATGGCGCTAAGAGTTTCTTTTCCTCGTTCTATGAACGCTTTATTTGTAGATGCTGGTTTTGAGCCTGCTCCAACACCTTTCTTTTCGCCGCCTGCTGCCATCGTGCTTTTCCCTCATAGTAATTAGAAGACTACGACGTTTTATTCAATTCCTCGTAATGCTTCACTAATCGGTTATAAATCCAATTTCTTAAATTAACTGGCATACAATAAAGTTCAGTAAAAGTGAACTTAGATTGCATCACCATAGTAAATAGTTGTTCATAAACACCGTTGATGTAGCTACTCGTCAAACCAAAAAAAGTTTATCCCAACAGGGACACCTCCTTTGTCTAGATGTCCACACGCTTCACATTCGTGGGAATAGACAAAATTCACATCTGGTTTGTATTCGTCGTATTTCTTTTGGAGGAACTTGGAATCTCTTAGTAATAGGTTGGGAACCAAAGCATTAATGTTTGCGGGATTTGAATCTCCATCCACAGACACAATCAACCTTCGGTGGGTATCCATTGTTTCACTACCTTGTAGGCCGTGTTTGGCTCGCTGTTTGGTCTGTTTATTGATAAATTGAACGTCTTCTCCTGTAGCGATCTTGAATTCAATCTTTCTTTTAGAAACTGGTAATTCCACAAATACTGTCCTGTTGGCGCTTAACTTAGACATGTCAAATTCTTTATTTACCATCTCTGATAACTTAACGGTGTGGTCAAATGAAGTGTAGCACTTTCCACAAATTGTGTTGAATTGATAGTCATCGCCATAAGAGTTCTTGCGGGTATTAATAAGAATGGCATTTCTATCTCCCGGCAATAATGAAGTGGCTCTAATGTTATCAACCGTCACACTTTCAATAAGCTTATCAAACATGACACCGTTTTCAGCATACGTTACAGAAGATAAAATTTCTTCTTCTCGGGTTGTCATGTAACGCACTTCAACCTCCTCTTTGTTATGCCATGGGTGTGCCTCGCTGTAAAACGCGCCCTTTGATGGCAAATCAATAAAGTCTGTTGGGACTTGATAGCCACCATGGTTGACTGGTGCGGGTGCGGGGGCTGGTTGGCTTTGTTTAGTGATTTTTTCTTCCTGCTGTTTCATAAATTGTTCTAGCAGTTCAGGGGGGATTTGTGCTCTCCCTTCGTTGTCTCTCATTTATACCTCTTAAAAAGTTGAGCCTAGTTGTAACTTGGCCCAATCATATTGTACCGTAAGATTGACATCTGTTAAGTCCTCGCCGCCATAACTATTTTGGCTGAACTTGACAGATGTGATCATCGCATTATAGATTGTCCAAGTTTCAAAAGCGGTTCCGTCTTCTTTCAATGACAAAATTTTGATGTTGCCCACAGCCTTTGTCAAATTTTCTTTTGTTAGATTGCGCGTTCCGTATAATGAATCGCGAGCAGTGCCGAGTGGATTAACAATTGCGCTTAAAATGCTGGAGCCTTGGGATGAGATCGCATCGTCTGGATAGTAATACGAATGAGCCAAAAGCTTATTCATAATGTTTCCACCAACAGAGCCAACTGTATTTCCACCATAAATTTCTTTTATGTTTATTGAAATTTGATTCCACTTAACTCTAACTGGATAACGCACAACATGATCCAGCAGAATGTGCTCTACGGTATCAATGTCGTAAGACGGTCTATCCACCTGACTGATGTAGAAAGGGGGAATGTCATCCATTAACACAACAAAGCGATGTTGTTGTTGTGCGTTTAAAATTAAATCTAAATCGTGTAACTGGGACTGTTCATTAAAAGCAGCATACTTGCTAATACTCTTAAGAACATTGGTGGTAAAGTTCGGTGCTAAATCTGCCATCTACTTTAATTAGTTTACAGTACTAATTTTAAGAATCGGTGATGGGAGTAAAGGATTCTAATTCGGCCCAGTCATAAGACAGAGCCATCTGTAATTCAATAAGCTCTTCAGAACCATAAGTTGCCTGAGCATATGATACAGACTTAACCCAAACATTATTAAGTTTCCACGTTTCAATTGTTTCACCCTCTGTATTCATGGTGTCAATTGTGACCTGACCGATTTGATCGATCATGTTGGCCTTGCCTAGTGACTTTCTGTAGTAGTTAGGATCACTCGGAGAGGGACTAAAATCACCCGGGTAAACATAGCCCGCGTTTTTAATAAGGGATAATAACTTTCTAGACATGTCGGGGTCAATTGGATCTGCCATGGTTACATTAATGTCTCCCCATGTAATTTTCCCCGGGTACTTAAATTGATGAATTAAAAAGTCATGCGTGACCTCGCCAATCGTTGGCGATGGCCTGTCTACCGTTTTAATTACATAAGCTGGAATGCCAGAGATATTAAGAATGAACTTATATTGTCTCTTAGGTTCTGTTAACGGGTTTGCCCAAATTGGAATTGATGTAGCCATTTATCTTTTCTCTCCTAAACTTAAATAGTTTTCCTCTAAATTAATCATCGAACGAAGCACCGGTATTTGTAATGATAAAGTCAAGTGCGATGTACTCGATTGCTCTGGCCGGCTTAATGAATAACTTAGCATACATGATGTTTTGGTCAATTAAGTCAGGCGTCGTTGTGGTCTCATCCAAGATCAACTTGTAATCAGTTAAGCCGTAACGCGTCTTTACGTCCGTCAAGAACGGGATCGCCTTTGATTTAAAGGCCGTCCATGTGTCGGGAACGTTTGGCTCAAACAAGGTGTTATTAGCAATCTTAGAGATGCCCCTCTTTAAGAAGATGAGCAGGCGGCGCACATTAATACGGTCCAGAGCACTTCTATCAGCCTGTAGTGTCTTCTGACCAAAGATAACGACACCCTCATTTGGGAACGAGGCAATTGGGTTGATGTTTACCTCGTAGAGGCGGTCCCGGTCGTCCTTGAAGAGCTTAAGCGCCGTATTAGCAACTGGTACGCCGGTTATGCCAGTTGATAAGCCACCGCGGTTAAAGCCAGCAGGGGCGAACCATGGAGCCTGTACGCGGTCTGTGTAGGACATCGCGCCGATCGCGGCGACACTTGGTGGAACCCAAACGTCTTTGGCGTTAATGTTGTCACGAATCTTGACCCATGGGTAGTAAGTCGCCGCATAACTGGAGTTTAGCTTTCTACCTTTGAGTGTATTAATGGCGTCATTCACATTACCTTGACGCTTGGCTTCGGTTGTGACGTCGCCATAGCGCCATTCATGAGAAGGAACGTAGCCCTTGTCAATGTCAATAACTGCCAAAGCATCGGCACGTTCATCCGTGTTGGTGATGAGTGTGTTTTGTAAAGACTCCTGCTCTAAGCCGGGAACAGAAATAACATTGTAAGCAGCAATTTCAGGATTTTTAACCGTGTTGATTGCTCTCTCATAAGTGTTGTATTCATAACTTGTTAGCGGATTTGATGTACCTATTGCGACATTTGATAGCGGATCAGATTGTGTGATGTCAAATCCATCAGTTCCACCAAAGAACAGGGTGGTTAAATTACCAGCGCCGGCATTCAATACAACTTTATAAGATTGTAAATCTCCACTTGGGCCGCCATTAAAGCCGGTTGGAAGGGATGCGGTTGTGGTTAACGAATAACCGCCAGCGCGAGCGCTTGTATCTATTTCCAAGTAAGATGAACTGCCAACAGTGATAGCGCCAGTGCCGCTTTGACCTTGGAAGGTTAAATCTTCCAATGAAATAACGTACTGATACTCTAAAATGTCTGAAGAGTCGTAGGGTGATGTAACACCCTTTGGCTTAGTTCGACAAAGATCAATAACATCTGCCTTAAAATTATCGCCGCCATCGTCGGTGGGTAGCGCACCCCAATAAGCCTGCCTTAAATCGTTCAAGCCTGATGTGTTCGTGCGAGTGGGGGCATTGGGGAATTTAATCAACGTGCCACCGGAGTCTTCAGAACCAGAAAGCACTTGGCCGGATAAGGCATTTCCGAATGCGAAAGTTCCAACACCACGCAGAACGCCAGAACTGACCTGTCCGGTGCTGACTGCGTAAACAGTATTTATAAATTTAGTGGGGCCGGTCACTCCAAAAGGAACATAATCCGCAGCAAAGCCTTCGGAGAACTCACTATTAAGTTCCACCCGAACATACTTGGATCTATTGGCGTATGCCCCTTTTTCAATTAAACGCTTGGTA